TCAGCGGCCCATCGAGGCCTGAAGGGTGTCCTTGCCGTCGGTTGGCACGATCAATCGCCCGGGCACGCCCGAAGGGAAGGCGTCATCGCCGGTCTGGTGTGAACTCTCCGCCCTCGTCATGGACGTGGTGTCTTTTTCATGGATGCACGCATTGCGGCTTCCTCCCTCATGGCGCGGACTATTCTCTCGGTCGCGTCCGACGCCTTCCTGAGTTGCTCACCGGCCAACAGCAGGGCCTTCGCGTCGCCCTCCGTCTGCATCGTGTTGCCAAAAGCGCCCACCGCCGCGCTACTGGAGATAGCTACAGCCGGTAGCGGCTTGGCCTCGACCGTAGGCTGATTGTTAAAGGACCGGATGATTGCCATCAGGCGGCTCCCTGCAATGGCGTTCCGACCGCGGCGCTGAGAGTATACCTATGAGGTACGTGGTTCTGATGGCTCTGGCATGGGCGGGCGGCGTCGATGCGCAAGCCGATTCGATGCGCGCATTCTCGCGCTACCAAGGGCAGCCCATAGAGGCGATCACGCCGGTGTGGGGTGCGCCGGTGAGCGAGTCCCGGAACCAGAACGGCCCGGTATGCACCTTTGCAGGAAACACCGATTCGACGACTGTGCCGACCAGCTCGACGAAAGGTTTCATCAGCAATACGCAGGCGTCCACCAAAACGACGTCCTCGACACCAATCACGATCCATTGTCGAGTGCAGTTGTTCACCGACACCAACAAGCGCGTGATTGGCTTCAAGGGCGACGATGCCAATGGCGCCTGCTCCAGCATGTTCCAGCAGCTTTCGCATCAATAGGCCCATCCGCTGCCGGTGCCCATGTTGCCGTCAGCGGTCGACGCGAGATTGTTGTTCTGGAAGAGCTTCCAGCGTTCCGCGAGCGTGCTGGCCCCGGCCAATAGCGAGCCCCCCGCGCCCAGATAATTCGGTGTGTAGACCGAGTTTGCGGCGCGCGTGCTTTCCAGGGTCGACTGGTTGCTGTAGCCCAAACCCTGGGCCTGATAGCCGTAAGCCTCGCGGGCAGCGTTGGCGCGGATCGTCAGAGCATCGAGTTCACCAGCCGCTCTGGTGTCGCCAAGGATGTTGAGCGGGCTGCCTTCCAAGTCGGTACCTTGCGCGGCGAGCCTTGCCGTCTGCTGACCAAGCTGCTGCTGCATCAATCGGCGCCGGTTCTCCTCGGCCACCTGCCCGCGCTGTTTCGCGTCAGCCGCTCGCTGGTCCATCAGCGTCTTGTGCTGGGCCGCGACCTGCGATTGGTAGACCGCCTGTGCGGCGTTTGCGCTCGCCGCCTGCTGCTGAGCCTGCTGCTGGCTGATTTGCCCGATGACGCCCATGCCGGTGCTGAGCGCCGTGGCGCCGAGCGAGAGGATGGCGGCCGTGCTGAGACCAGACATGGATTAAGCCTCCTTGCGCGACATGAGCATGTCGGTTTCGTCGGTGAACTCGCGCTCCGCCGCGTCGATGTCCCGGGCGGCAGTCGCGAAAATCATCGTGAGATGGGTATCCGTGATCGCGACGAGAGCCTGCTTGCGACCGGCGGCGGCCGGGATGACGTTGTAGCCGTGGACCTCTACCGGGCCGCGTTGGGTGTGAAGCACGGCGTCGCCATTCACGATCAGCAGCGTCGGAATCTTGATCAGGACACCGGTGATCACTGCTCCCGCCGGCACCATGACGGTGCGCGCATAGACACCGGCATGAAAGGCATGGCCCGTCGAGATCGCCAGCTGCGGGAGTGTCGCCACAAGCGATTCGAGTTCGCGCACCCTCTCGATTGTCGTCGCGCTCATCGATGCGATGTGCAGGTGCGGCGCGGCCAGTTCACTCATGGCTCACCGTCTTGAAGAAGACGCGGTTGGTCTCGGCGTAGCCGATCCTCGGCAGGACCCTGAACAGGTCGCCCTCGTAGGGGGCGCTGACCAGCAGGCCGGGCGAACCGAGCTCGCGGGCCTTGTTCTCGGCAGCGCGCAGCAGCTTCAGGCCGGCGCCCGTTGAGCGGTGCGCCCTGGCGACGAAGAAGCTCTCGCTCACGGCCACGGTGCGCCCGTAGTGCGGCAGCGGCGCCGCCAACACGGTGATGAAGCCCGCCAGCGCCCCATCCACCCACGCGGCAAGGACGTGCAGCAGGCCAGCATCGTGGAGCGCCCGATAGGTCTCCATCCTGGCCGACGGCGGCGGCATGCCTTCGATGGCCGACTCCGCGGCGTATTCCGCGAGCAGGTCGGGAAAGGACGGCGCAGCCTCCAGTTCGGCCACGGTGCAGGGGCGGATCATGCGGCCTCCCTCACGGCGGCCCGGAACAGGCCCCGCCCCATGGCAAACGGCTCGCCAAGGGTGAACCCCAGCCAGCGCAGCCAGCGGATGGCCTCGACATAGCGGGCGTCGACGACGTTCCGCAGGACCGGGAAGCGCGCCAGCCAGCGCGGGATGGCCTCGCGGCTGTGGCGCATGAAGGCCCGGCGATGGACCGGTACGAGATCGGTCCCCATCAGCCAGGGCACGCCGGTCTGCCCGATCAGACTCAAGGGCGCGACGCCGCCTATGCAGATCAGGGCGCCATCGGCCCGGTAGGTCGTCGTTTCCCACGAGGCGGCGACGCTCTCGACCAGTAGGTCGGCAGGATCGCGGCCAGACAGCGCGGCGATCTCGGCTCGCTCCTCTGTCCGCAGCAGCGGCGCCAGCTCGCGCGCATCGTGCTCGGTGGCAGGCAGCATCGTGATCACCAGCCGCGCTCCGCGATGATTCGATACTTCCAGTTCGCCGCCGTCAGCGTGAACTGGGCACCGGTTGACCTGTTTCGCACCAGCCACGGTACGCTAGAAGCAATGATAGCGGCGGTTCGCGCCGTCGTGCACAGGGCAGCGGTGCCGATGTTGGCGCCGTCGTAGTCGTAGAGCGAAGCCTTGCCGAGTTCGTCGCCGACGGCATAGCCTCCTTCGCTGGTCTTGTTCTGAATGCGGAACTCCACGACTCGGGGCATGGTCCCAATGTTGTGATCGCGCGAAACCGCTGTAGCCCCAGACGGCAGCGTATCCGTGTATCCAGAGTCATAGCGGCCGTTATAGGCATAGGCCACGGTGCTGATGACCTGCGAGCCGTCCGTCGCGGCCTCGCCGACGAACACGAGGTTGACCTGCGGCGCGGTGGTGCCGTTGCCGAGGTAGCCGCGCATTTCGGAGATGTTGAACGTGTATTGCCCGGACGTGGTCGAGGGTGTCCCGCCCCACTGGTAGACCGGCGCGAGCAGCGTCTTGCCGGTGGTCGTCACGCCACCGCTGATGGTCACGTAGAGGAAGTTCGGCGTGGCCGCCGCGCGGCTGGCCGTGAGGCCGGTCCAGGTGAGGTTGGTGGTGCTGTAGCCGATCGTATCCACCGGGGCGCCTGTCGCGTTCGACCAGCCGCCCGCCGCCGTGGCGACCAGCGGATAGGTCGAGGAGACGTTCTGCGAGGTCAGGTTGAGCGTCGCCGTGGTGGTCGAGGGAAGCAGGCTGGGCAGGCCCGCAGAAGTCACCGGCCCTGCGCTCACGGTCTGCCGGACGCCCGAGAACGACAGCGACGACGGCGTCTGCCATTGCAGCGCGCCGCCGCCGGAGACGCCGAGATACTGGCCGGGATTGCCGCGCGCGAGACGGGCATAGGCGCCGGAGACGCGCGTCAGCAGCTCGGCGTCGGCGGTCATCAGATCCATCTGCTGCAGCGCCTGGATCAGCGCATAGTTGGCCTGCTCCGTGGTAGGATCGCTGATGCTGCTGACGGTGTAGCGACCGACGATCTCGGAGAGCTGCTGCAGCGCCATGTAGACCAGATCGAACCGGCCCTCGACGATCTCGGGATAGTAGCCGCCCTGGTTGGACAGCACCGTGAGCTGCGTATAGGGCACGGTCCGCACGATGGTCAGTTTCGTGCCGCTGGCGATCGCGGAGCCCGACCGGGTGTAGGTCACATTGCCGCCCGAGGCCGAGCCGATGCCGGTCACGGTGTATTCGCTGGGCGACAGCGTGGTCTCGACGTCGGCGTCGTCGGTGTAGATCACCGACAGGCAGGACGCCGCCGGAATCGGGAATGTGTAGGGGAACACGGTCGCCGATCCGTTCCCGTTGAAGATGACCTTGTTCGCGGTGGTGCTGAGGGCCATGGGATCAGGCTCCGGCTTCGAGGCGGGGGATGATGGCGACGACGGTTGCGGGCAGCGGGTTGGACTGGCGGACGAAGACCCGGCCCTGCGTGTTCCATGACGGATCGATGAGAACCTTCTCGTCGCCGGTCACCAGCATGGTGGGATAGCCGTAGGTCTCGCCCTGCCGTTCCTTGATGTCGACGAGGCGCGACGAGGTCGGGCCCACGGAGAGACCGCGGGTATCCTTCACCCGCAGCGTCACTTCGTTGATGACCTTGAGGCGGCCCTGCAGCGTCGGCGGCCCGGCCTCGATGTTCAGCGTCTCCAGATCGCAGACATAGGGCAGGCCCGCCACGATCCGGCCAGCGCCGCGGGTCAGCGTGATCTTGCCGCTGCTCACCGTCGCCGTGGGCTGCACAGATCCATCGGCCAGGATGGAGAGCGTCCGGCCCTCGAGGTGCCACAGCCCGTCCAGCGTGATCGACGCCAGCGCCCAATCGGAGATCGCGGTCGCCTGGAGAGCCGTCGCTGCCGCCATGTCGAGAGTCGCGCTGACGTGGCTGCTGTCGGTGTAGGCGGTGACGGTGACCGTGACCTGGTTCTGGCCGCTGCGCAGGATGTACGGCTTGCCGACCGACGCCGCGGTGAACGGCGTGTGCCCACCGGCGGTCACGGTGACGGCGTCGCCGGCATTCCATGTGGCGCCACTCAGCGTCAGAGTGCGGGCGCTGTCGGTGTTCCACCCGTTGTAGCCATAACCCGAATCAACGCACCACGACGAATAGACGTCGGGGAAGTACCGCGAGGCCATGCGCTCGATGTAGCGGACGGTCTGGCCGTTCACGGTGCGCTTCACGGCGAGATAGAGGATCGTCTCGCTGCCCTCGGTGATGCAGGCCACGCTCTCGACGAGGCCGTCCGTCACATGCCGGTGCCAGGCGTAGACGTCGTGCTCCTTGAGATAGGTGAAGCCCAGCAGGACGCCGTCGGAGCGGACGCACCAGATGATGCCGTCGGGGTCCCTGGCATAGGCCCATTCCTCGATCGTGCGGCCCTCGAACAGGTGGCCGGCCAGGATCGAGACGTTGCGGCCCTGGAAGCTATCCGACGCGAACTCGTAGGCGACATCGCGGACCTTCTTGCCCGATGCCGTGACGTAGACCGCGCTGCTCTCCGTGGCGATCGGCGGGATATCGGCGATGCCCTCGTAGCTCTGCGGCTTCACCGCGCAGTTGGCCGGGGTCATCACGTCGGCCTGCGCGCCGGCCCACGCCTTCCACACGGCGCCCGAGGTCCAGACCAGCAGCACGTTGAGGCTGAGCAGGTGGCGGATCTCATTCACCTCGCGGCTGGCGATGGTGCGGGTGATGGCGTCGCTGTCCTTCGACGGCGTCGAGGTGTTCATGTTGTTGAAGGCCGCCGAGGCCGACGACCAGAGCGTCTGCGGCTTCTGGTTGGTCCGGGCGTACCACTGGCGGCCCTCGTGATAGGTCGAGCAGCCGGGATACTTGTCGGTGGCGTCGAACGGGTTCTTGGCCTGTGGCGGCCCGTCCGACGTGTCGGGCTCGATCGAGGTGTCGGTGAAGCCCGGCGACCCGTCCGGCGCGCGGCCGATGAAGCCGTACACCCCGTTCTTGGCCTTGTAGACGTTGTAGGAGCCGGCGCCGGTGGCGTCGGTCCAGGAGACGGTCGAGGTCTGGTCGGCCGAGGTGACGACGGACGAGGCGACGCTTTCCTCGCCGGTCTCCTCGCTCACCGCGGTCACGACGTAGCTGTAGGACGAGCCGGGATTGTCCGACAAAACCGAGGTCGGCGGCTGCTGCGTCGGGGCGAAGGTCGTCGTAGTCAGCGTCCACGAGGTATGCCCGGTGCGGGTCAGGGTGCGCGGCGCATAGGACGGGTGCGTGAGCGTCATCGTGTCGGCGCTCTGCACGTACTTCAGGCGCGGCAGATCGGCCGTCACGTAGGGCGTGCCCAGCGTGTAGATCCGCGCCGCCGTGCCGCCCGAGGTCCAGGGCCCGAGCCCGACCGTGCTGATGTCCAGTTCGAACGTCGACGCGGTCACGCCGTTGATGGTGTAGCGGCGGCGGTTCAGCTCCGGCATGCCGGCGATGCCTTCCAGCCACACAGTGTCGTCGTTGGAGAAGCCGTGCGCGCCGCTGGTGCTCACCACGCCCGGGTTGGCCTGGGTGATGCCGGTGATGGAAAGCGAGGCCTCCAGGACATAGCCGCCGTCCTTGATGACGCGCATCTTCTGGTCGGCGAACTCCAGCACGTAGGTCTGCGTCATGTTGAAGGCGAACGGGACCAGCCGGGAACGGCCGGTGTGGCGATAGACCTCGCCGACGAAGGCCGTGCCGGCGCGCGTGCTGACGCCGCCGAACGGATGGACGAACCAGTTGAGGCACGTCGCCAGGCCGACCTGGTACTTGGCGAGATCGACGCGGCCGTGCAGCGCCGGGCTCAGTTCCCCGGCGGCGAAGCTCGGCAGGATGGTCGGGACAGGCATCAGCGGCGCACGCTTTCCGGCGCGTCGAAGCCGCGCACCCTGAGCGATTCGGCTTCCGGCACCCTGTTCCGGCCGCCCTGCTCGTTGGCGCTGCCCGCCATGGCCTTCTCCAACCGCGCGGTGGCGACCTGCTGCAGTTGCGCGGCGACGTCCCGCTTCTGCGTGATCGGATAGGCGATGACGGCGGCGAGCGAATCGGCGAAGGCCAGCACGAAGGCCGCGCTGAACCGGTTGGGATCGGTGACGCGCTGCAGCAGCACGGCCTCGACCACGGTCTCGTTGCAGTAGAGGAAGGAGTTGGTCCCGTCCGACGCGATCTCGAACGGCGTGACCGGATCGGGCCACTCCCACCAGGCCGCGGAGAAGTCGAGCCGCCAGACCTTCAGGCAGTCCGACGGGTAGGCGTAGCTGTGGGCCCAGCGCGACGGCGGCGTGCCGGACTGCGACAGGGCGCGCGTCACCCTGTTGAAGTTCCAGTCGATCATGCCCTGCAGATCGTCGCGCACGGTCTCGTACCAGACCGAGATGACGCGAGCCTCGGTGCTGTTCTCGGTGAGGTCGGCAATGGTGGTCTGCGTGCCGAGGCGGCTCAGCGCCATGTTCGCGATGTTGACGTCGGTGGGCATCAGCCGCCCTTTCCCGTCACCGCGGCGCGCAGGGTCGCATCCTTGGAGGCGCTGCCGGCCGACGATCCCACCCAATAGGAAATGACCGCCGTGAACGAGGCCCCGAGGCTGCCGAGCATGATGTTGGCAAGCTCGCGGGAGCCGTCCGGGATCTCCTTCCGGATGACGAGATAGAGCATCACGAAGAAACCCACGGTGATGATCGTGCTGATGATCGGAGCGCCCCAGGCGATCGCGGAGCCGGACTTCGCCAGCTCGACGGTCTGGTTGCGGGCGCTTTGCACATCGGCGAGCTGGGCCTGCAGCGTGTCGAACTCCTGCCGGCGGGCATCGGCTTCGGCCTGGATTACGGTCATGCGGAACTGCAGCGCGAGGTTCGGGTCGGCGGCGATGGCACGCTCGATCCCATCGGCGCTGTCGGTGCCGAGAATGTCGCGCGCGATGCCGGTCACCTTGGAAACGGCGGCGCCGGTCTTGTCGCCCAGTATCCACGAGGCGACGGTCGGCGCGAGGCCGAGCAGCAGGGGAAGGAACGGCATCTAGGCCTCCTGGGATTCGAACAGCTCGCGCTCGGCGTCACGGCGACGAACGAGGCCGGGAAGGACACCATCCGCGCCGCGGTTCCAGCGCTTGAACTGATCGGCGGCGCCGGCGTAATCCCACTTGTTGAGCAGCCGCAGCAGCGTCGAGTTGCCGAGCGCACTGGCCCCGCAGTTGAAGACGAAGCTCGCCAGCGCGTCGAACTGGCCCTGCGTCAGCGCGACGTCGACCAGGTGCCGCACCGCACCCTCGGCGGCCTGCAGGTCCTCCCGCAGCCAGGCCGTGGCCTGCTCCTCGGTGCAGGTATCGCCCTTGCGGACGCCGCGCGTGTGGCCGTAGCCGATCGTCCAGGGCTCACCGGTGATCCTGTTGCCGGGGTCGGGATAGGCCACCGTCTCCAGCCCCTCGAACTCCTTGATGAGCGCGAGGCCCTTGTCCGACGTGACCAGCAGGGAGTTTGCGACGTTGCTCATGATGTCTCCTACTTGCCGGGCAGCTTCGTCGAGGCGAAGAAAACCAGCGCGCCGATCAGGACCAGGGCGAGCCCTTGGCCGATCTGCTTCAGCGCGCCGTCACGGACGGTGCGGTACATGTTGAAAAGATCGCGCAGGCCGCGGATGTGCTCGGGCGCCTTCTCGTCGCCGAGGCCGATGCCGGTCAGCGCCTTACGCGCCCCACGCTCCGCGGCGTCCTCGAGCATGGCGCCGAGGGCCTCGCGCGGCAGGATGATGTGGTCCCGCTCCATGCTCATGCCTGGATCTCCGGAGGAAACGCCGAATCGGCGCTGTCCAGTTGCGGCAGGCTCAACAGCAGAGCGTGATGTATCGCGTGCGCCGGATCCGCGAGGACCGCGACGCCCAGGATGAACACGCCGCCCTGGCGCTCGACCGGATCGAGCGCGGCCGGCGGCGTCGTCAACCCGCGGACCTCATCGGCCTGCGTGGTGGTCATGATGATGAACACGCTCATACGTTGGCTCCAACAGCGGTCGCCCACGCCTGCACGGCGTTGTATTGCGCCAGCTCCTGGGCGTCGGAGAGCGGGCCGCCGATCACAACGAAGCCGACCGAGGCGGCCCTGAAGGAGATCGCCGAGCCGGAGCTGTTGAAGGCCCCGATGTAGACGGATTGGCCCGGCGCCGTGGATCCGCCGATGGTCAGGCCCGTCGCATCCGCGAGCCGCACACCACGGTCGTAGCCGAGCGCCGTCGTGCCGCCGGCACGGCTGATCGCCTTCAGGCCGCGACTATCGGCAACCCCGAGGACGAAGGAGACGGATCCCGCCGTGTGGTTCGCCGATCCGGTCATGGAACCGCTGGTCCGCGGGTTGATCGAGATCGACGACGACGTTCCCACTCGGGCACCGGCCGCTACGCCCGACGCCGACAGATTCGCGCGCTCATACGCAGCAATGCGTTGGTTCGCGCCGGTGTAATTGACGCCATGGGTGCTCGGGACGAACCCGGTGCCGATGTAGTTCGACAGGCCGTCGAACGTGTAGTCGCGGTCCGGCGTGAAAGTCGGGGAATTTACCGTCGTCGCCAATCGCAGTTGTTTCAGGGACGTCAGGGACTGCGCGGCGTTCTCACCCCACAGTGCCCAGTAATCGTCGGTCAGCGTCCAGGCGCCCGAGGCCTTCTCGCTGAACACGAACTGGTCCACCACGACGCGGCGCGCGAGGGACACCGACCCGCCATTGGCGATGACGGCAGCCTCCCACGCCAGCGCATCAGAATCGAAGGCGCGCGACCCGCCGGCGCCGCGAACCCGGTTGAGGAAGGTGATCGGCATGTCAGGACCCGATGAAAACGGTCAGTTTCTGGCCGTTCGTGCCGATCTGGGTCATGGCACTTTGCGCTTCCTTGCCTGAAATCTGCACTGTATCGCCGCCCGCCAGCGGAATGCCGGCATCGAGGGCGCAGGTGCCTCCCGTGGGATCGAAGGCAGCGTCGCCATTGGTCCTCGCGCTGCAGACGATGACGACGCGGCGCGTGGCGTCGGCCGCGACCAGCGGCGCCGAAGCGCCCGTCATGGTCACGGTCGACCGGGTCAGTGCCGCGCCCGTGAGGCTGGTGAGCACGACCGGCAGCGGCCGCGCTTCGGAAACCGGCACGTTGCCGCGGCCGGTCGACGACTGGTAGGCGATGTCTTGAGCCATATGTTTCTCCTGCGGAGAGGTGGGGCCGGCCACCTCGACCGGCCCTGCGTCTTCACTGAACCAGGACGACCTGGTCGCCCGGACGGGCGGCCTTGACGGGCGTGCCGTCGCCGCGCCCGGCCAGCGGATCGCCGAAGATCGGCGCCTCGGCACTGCCGCGGCGGCGCGGGGCGCCGACCGGCACCAGGGAGAGGCCCGGCGGGCCGGACCACAGGACGCGCGCGCCGATCGGATGGAGCTGCACACCGTCGTAAAAGGGATTGTCGACGACCACGTACTCCGTGGATTTGTCGCCCTTCTCGCTCTTGTCGTTCTTCTGGGCCATGTCCATGTCTCCGCTCAGATCACGGTGAAGCCGGACACGTAGGCCCTGCTGGCCTGACGGTCGTGGGCGAGGAACGCAGTGAACTTGCCGGCCGTCAGCGGGCCGGTGGCCACCGTGTAGTTGGTGCGCAGGTAACGCTCGACATCGAGCGGCACCTTCACTCGCAGCACCTCGGTACCGGCCGTCAGCGCGGCCTTGCCGATCGCACCGGAACTCGCCAGCACGAAGGTCGAGGAGAAGCCGGCATTGTCGTCGGTCTCCAGGGTGATGGTGACCGTCGCAGCGCCGGAAGCGGTGACCGTCTCGGTGACGAGCACCACCAGTTCCAGCGGCTCGCCGTTGCCGACGTCGCGCACGGCGCCGAGGTCGATGATGTCGGTCGACGCGGCGGTCGTGGTGATCGCCTGGTCGGTGCCGAACGTGTTGAGCTTGTCGTACATCATGGATGGTGATTCCTTTCAGCGGAGTGCGGCGCCTACGACACGGTCGCTTCGGCCAGCGTGATCTGATCGCACTTGCGGATCGGGATGCCGCCGAAGCTGTCGAAGACACGACCGTCGCTCTCGTCGAGCGTGCGGCGGATGTTCGTGTTGTTCGTGGTTGCGGCGACCGAGGCGCCGATGTTGCGCTGGATGTCGAGCCACTGCTTGACGGTACGGTTCATGTACCAGGCGGGCTTGCACATCTTGATGTTCGGGATCTTGTTCATCGCCCGCATCATCAGCTTGACGAGGTCGGCCGGCGTCGAGCCCGCGAGATCCGACACGTCGATGTTGCCGATGCGCACGACGTAGCGCCAATCGCGCACCGTGAGGCCCGCATCCCACTTGTAGTGCGTGCGATAGCCCTGGTAGCGATTGCCCGCCGCGTCGAGCAGCGTCTGCTCGCCCAGGTCCTTCATCGACAGGCCGGCCTTGCTGCCCTTCGGGAAGATGCCGTGCACGGTGAGATCGCCCCAGCCGACCAGCCAGATCGACGTGTTGTCCGAGCCCGCGCCGCCGCCGGAGATGAAGTTGTTGGCGGTCTGTGACGTCGCGGTCGAGGTCGTGTTGTAGCGCGGGGAGAAGCCCATGAAGCGCTCGGGATTGGTCGCGGTGTTGCCGTAGAACAGCACCCCGGCGAGCTGCTGCGTCAGGCCTTCGAGGAAGGCGCGATCCTCCGAGAGGCGATAGGCGGCGGTATTGCCGTTGAGGTCGGCCAGCGCCTTGTCGATCTCCGAGTAGGTCTCGAGCATGCCGCACGAATCGGTGATCTGCGTGCTCGTGCTCTTGGTGGGCACAATGCCCTCGTTGAAGCGGCGCCAGGTACCGGAGGGCAGCGAGGTCTGCACGCTGGTGCGGTGGCCGGTGGGCAGGTTGCCCTCGTTCCACACCATGTCGTCGGTGATTTCGTTCATCTGCGACAGCAGCCCGATCACCTGCGCGATGCCGCCGTTGGGGTCGAGGACCTTGGACCAGTCGGCCAGGGTCGGGTTGGTCACGGAAAGCGTTGCCATGGAGCGTGGTTCCTAGTTGTGCTGGGAGTTGGGATAGAGGGACTTCGGGTCCATCACGCCGCTGCCGCGGCCGGCATTGCCGCCCACGAACGAGTCGTCCTTGATGGCGTTGGCCACCTTCACCATCCCGCGGATCAGGCCGGGATGATTGGTGAAGCCCAGGCTTTCGAGATAGGCGATGGTCTGCCGGTCGAAGACCCGGGCGAGCGCGGTGCGGGCATTGCCCAGCGCCTCGGGCGAGAACTCCTTCTCGGCGGTCGCACGCCATTCGGTCGTCTGCTTCGTCCACGAAGCGGCCGAGTGGTCGTTGACTGCGCGCGCGATCTCCTTGTCGCGCTCGATCGTGAAATCGATCAGGCGCTGCGCGGTATCGGGCGCGATCTTCTCGCCCTCGAACAGCTTGATGGCCTCGCCGAACACCGGATCGTCGGCACGGTAGCCGTCGGGCAACGCGAGACCGGAATACTCGGCCGGGGCAGTCGCAACTGCTTCGGCGCCAGCCTCTGCACTCGCCGGCTGCAGTTCGCCCTCGCGGACGGATGCCGCTTCCGTGGCGGTATCGGCTTCGGGTGCCGGTGTGGTCGTGTAGATCGTGTCAGCCATCGTTCTGCTCCTCTGCGATCAGGTCAGCTAGTTCGGCCTCGGCCTGCATCAGGCGGGCCTCCTCGCTCATCAGTTCGGTCAGGTGCGGCGCATGCCGTTCGAGCTCGCCCAGCAGTTCGATGCCGATGCTGCGGCGGCCGGCCATGTAGTCCTGGTGACGCTGCGCCTCCGCCCCGCCCGGCACGTAGCCGTCACTGCGGATGTCGCAGAGGCCAAGCATGCCGTTGACGAAGCGGCGGCCCTTCTCCGTGCTCATCACCGCGCACAGATCGTCGGCGATGCGTTCCTGATCGAGCCTCACGAGCTGCTCGGCGTGGCGGACCTGCCGCGCGTCGTTCGGATCGTGCATCGTCAGACTCCCAGGATGGATTGGAGGGCGTTGCGGCCGCCGCCGACCTCGGTCTCGCTGAGCGTCTTGGCGCCCTGCGCGGCGGTCGCGGCGACCTGCAGCGCCTGCGCGGCCTGTGCCTGGCGCGCCCGCTCGGCGCGCAGCCGGGCGACCACGTCGTCGGCGACGGTGATGGCGGCCGGGGCGCCCAGCTTGTCGGCATAGACGTCGATGCTCTCGTCGGCGTTCAGCTTGTCGAGCACCTCGGGCCGCGCCGCCGCGATGTTGCCGGCGAAGGCCCACAGCCGCTCGACCGAGCCCAGATCCGCCGCCTTCTGTGCCTGCGCCAGGATCGAGATCAGCTCGACGTCGAGCGGATAGCCGTGCAGCTCGCGCGGCGGCTCGCTGAACAGCCCGTGCTCGCCCATGATGGTGAAGGTGCGCTGGACCAGCGGCTGCAGCAGGTCGTCGTGCAGGTTCTCCAGCACCGGCCCCAGCATCTGCATCTTCTCCTCGCGGCGCGTGGAGATCTCGAGCTGGTTGCGCGGCTGCACGCCGTCCATCTGGTCGAACATCAGGAAGAGGTCCGCGAAGAAGGCCGACTTGATGACGGCCTGGGTGCGCGTGACGAGACGCTCGACCTCGGCGATGGCGCCGGGCGCGGTCTGGTAGAGCGGCCACATCCCCGCTCCCCTCTCCTGGGTGGTGAAGTAGTTGATGGCTCCAGGCAGAACCGACGAGGCCGAGCCGCGCAGGCTGATGTGAGCGCCCATCGGCGGGTTTACATGCTTGTCGACCGCGTTGTGCTCGCGCTTCTTCAGGATCTGCAGCGACTTCACGTCGGGCAGCGCGTCGTGGCCGGGGCCCTTCGAATAGGCGTCGTTGCCGACCGGCGCCCAGCGCGGCGTCAGCGCCGGGAACTCCGAATAGCCGCCGCGATGGATGAACTCCCCTTCCGCCTGCCCCGCTCCCTCGCGCCAGTAGACCGAACGGAACTTCTTGCCGGCCCAGTCGAGCCGGCCCTTGTCGAAGCCCGTGTTGGGCTCGACCATGTGCAGGATCGCGATCTCGCTGTCGGCGTCGTCGCCGCGCGCCTTCTCGGTGATCTCGGCGATGCCGTGATCGGGCCAACGCTCCTCGATCTGGCGGTACGAATACATGAAGCGCCGCGCCAGCGTGTCGACCCGGCCGCGCCAGTCGAGGCCCAGCCAGTATTCGCCGGTCGACAGCGTGTAGAGGCGGATCACGTCCTCGCGGTCGAACTCGACGATCGCGCAGCCGGTGCCGAACTGGCCCAGCTCCTCGTAGATCAGCGGCAGCGCCGAATAGAGGTTGCCGGCGTTGAACACCATGCGCATGCGCTCGGCGCACTCGTCGAGCCAGACCTTCACCGGCGCCAGCGACGCCACGCGGCGATCGGCAATGGTGAGCCGAAACCAGGGCCGCGCCGGCGAGGTGACACCCGACATCAGGCCCGCCACCAGAGTGCGCAGCGCGAATAGCGCCGTTGGGTCGAGGATCGCGCCGTTGGCGTGCGCGCCACGGCCGCCCTGGTTGGGCGAGGTGAAGAGCTGGCCGCGCCGCGGGTTGATGAAGCGCGAGAGGTCGCGCCAGCCCGGTTCCCAGGACTGGCGCTGACGCTTCAGCACCGCGAGGCGGGCGTCGATATGGCGGCGAAGCGCGGAATCGTGCGCCATCGCTCAGCCCCCCAACAGGGTCTTGCCGCCGGCACCGCCCGCGCCACCGACACCCGCCCCGCCGAACGCGCCCGACGCGGTGGTCGACGCGTTACCGGTGACTCCCAGTCCGCCGGTGGCGATGGTCGAGGCATAGCCCGCCATGGCCGCGGCGCGCTTCTTCTGCGCCTCCCGCGCCTCGCGCACCGACGGATCGGCCATCGACGGAGCGGGCGCAGGTGCCGGTGGCAAGGCCGGCGGCGAGATCGGAGGATAAGCGGCCTGGCCGCCACCAAAAATTCCCAAGGGGTTCTCTCCTGTGAGAAGCGAGCCCCTGAGTTACTGATGAAGCGGACTTTCAAGATGCAAGCAGGAAAATTGGCGCTCAATAAACAAGCTCGGATCAAATGACGCACTCTTTCGTCTTTGATCCTGACGTGCCGAAAAAGGAACTTGCGGTCTTCTTGCTGAGTAGCATTACTACGTGCGACTACCATCTAATGGATAGCGCGCTAGTCCGTTACTGGATACCCCCGCTGGTGTGTTTGTGGGCGAAGAGCAGGGGCTCCGAGAGCGCTTATCATCAGCATAGAAGGGGCGGCATGGCACGAGAGCCTACGCATGCGTGGCCGCCAGCTCGCCTGCCAGAAGAGCTAAAGCTACTTGAGCCGATGCATTTGATGTCCTAGCGAGGGAGACTTGGATGGAATCAGAGGTAACACCGTTCGGTTGGCCTCGACAGACATGGGAAAATGTCAAAGCCGCGTTGGTCGTAGTGGGTGTACTGCCCATCATCGCGGCAGCAATCTTCTATGTTGTCGAGTATCCCGATCGAGAAGCAGCTGAAATCAGAGAAGCTTGGCGGACGGTAATGTCTCGACCCAAGGTGGAATCTGGCAGTGAAGAAAAGGACCGTTTGGCTCGCAATTGGGGCGGTCGATCCGCCATAGAAACGCTCGTTTCCAAAGGAGAGAAACTCAACAGCATCGATCTGCCGGGTGCCGATCTTTCAGGAGCCAAACTTAAGGGTGGTAAGTTTGGCTGGGCCGGGCTTAGCGGGGTCAACTTTGTGGACGCCAATCTCTCGCATGCAACCGTTCAATGCAGCGATCTAAGGGGGGCTAGGTTCATCGGTGCCCAGTTGGACAACACCAATTTTGTCGGATCCAACATTACGGGAGCGACTTTCCACAATAACGGTCCCGATGCAGGCCATATTGTCCGGATCCTAAAGTCGACGTGCAAAAATCCCGACGAACCTGGGCCCGGATTTATCGTTAGCGGCAAGCCAATCGAGCCAATCACGTTGCAGATGTGCGAGATGCGCAACAGGGCTATTCCGTTGGGAGTTGACTGCTAGCGAAACGGGTCGATACCGTACGCGTGAGTTCACAAAAATTAGCTGAAAAGGCCCGCCGTTCAATCGGGGATGATGAGAACGGCGGGCCTCCAGACATCGGGTCGGCCGGTCGAAACGGTCGCCCAGGATGCCTCCCTGTCGCCTCTGCGGGCGGCTCATCCGACAATGCCAATGCAGTCGGTGTGAGTCTAGCGCTAACCGACCCCTCTACAGGTCCCCGTGGGGGTCGTAATCGGACTCGATGGTCGTCGCAGCGGCGCCGCCCTCCCCCGTACCGCGCCCATCGAACCGGGCCTCCTCCGGCAGGTCGGCCACCGGATAGGCGAAGGTGAGGCACAGCCCGTCTGCATTGTCGGGCGAGGACAGGCCGCGCTTCTTCATGTCCTCCTTCTTCTCGAGCCGGATGGCGTTGTGCAGGTCGAAGCCGTATTCGCGGCCGGTCAGCTCGGCCTTGAGCTCGGGATCGTCGGGGATCGCGCCGGTCTTCAGCCAGGCGCGCATCGAGGCCCACATCTCGGCCGCCTTGTTGGTGGTGAGCGGCATGCCGTCGCCCAGGGTGTAGCGGTCGGCGCGGCCGCCGAAATTGACGCCGACGACCAGCCGGCCCGGCAGCATCTGGCGCACGCGATCGACGACGCCAGCGCCGATGCCGCCCTCGTCGATGAACACCGCCGCCACGCGATGCTGCATCGCCTGCTCCGCCACCTTGCCCGACAGGACCATGAGGTCGCTGACGCGCAGCTTGATGGCGGGCACGGTGCGCGCGTCGCGGCCGCGACGGAACCAGAGGGCGCTCTGGTCGTCGCCGCCGCGCGCGCAATCGACGCCCATCACCAGCGGCTGGCGGAGATGGCTTTCGGCCGGGCGGCGCGACGCCTCCTCCACCGTCTCGCTGTCGATGAACTGCATGGCGCCTCCCCTCGGAAACTCTCCCTTCACACGGACGCGGAAGAAGTCGCTGTCATCGCCATAGTCGGCGGCCCAGCGCGCGATCTCGTCCTTGTCGGTGAGTGAAACCTTGCGGCCGTCGACCTGATGGCGATGCCAGCGGTGACGGAAGCGGCCGAAGCATTCGCGGAAGCGGCCGGTGTTGCGCGTCGGATTGCCGGTAGCCAGCCACAGGATCTCGGTATCGCGGTCGGTCAGCGCGCCTTCGATCGTCTCCCACACCGGATCGGGAATGGCCGAGGCCTCGTCGAAGGCGACGAGCAGGCGGCGGCCCTGGTTGTGCAGGCCGGCGAAGGCTTCGGTGGTGCGCAGGCTCCACGGCACCGCGTCGATCCGCCAGGTCCGCTCGTGCGCGGGATCGACACTGTGGATTGCGGTGGCCGAGACCTCGAACCAGTCGGCGCAGGCGGCCAGCCGCAGCCACTTGGTGAGCTCGGGCCAGGTCTTGGTCTTGAGCTGCGTGGCGGTGTTGGCCGTCACGATGCCGCGCGTGTCGCGGAAGGTGGCGAGCGCCCAGACGATGATCCAGGCCACCAGCGCCGATTTCCCGACGCCGTGTCCCGACGCGACGGCGATGCGGATGGCATCGGACGCGCTGCGGAGCGAACGCCCGATCTCGGACAGCACGGCGCGCTGCCACGGCTCGGGCCCGAGGTCGCGCGCCAGCGCCGTGCCCGCCTCGCCCCACGGGAAGGCGAACAGCACGAAGCCCAGCGGATCGTGCGCGAAGCTCCCGACCTCAATGCCGAGCGGATCGAGGTCGGGCTCGGGGGAGATATCGGGTTCGTCGGCCAC